GTTCAAACTATAGTCCAGTTGAAGTTGATTCAATCGTAATATCTCCAACGAACGCAGTACTTTCAGTACCTGCTTCACCAGATTTACGTTTCAACGGTCGTGTTATCGTACAATATCAATAATAAAAAAGGGAGCCAATGGCTCCCTTAATTGTTTATACAGCCATTGGTGCTTTAATGGTTGCATCTGGATTGTAGTTTTCTAACCTGAATGATTCCATAGTGAAATCTTCAATATTAGTAATACTCTTATCAATCCATAATGTAGGCATTTCACGTGGTTCACGAGAAAGTTGCTCTTGTACAGCATCAACATGGTTCTGATAGATGTGAACATCACCACCCATCCACACAAACTCACCAACTTCTAGACCACATACTTGTGCTAACATATGTGTCAGTAGTGAATAAGATGCGATATTGAATGGCACACCTAAGAATAGGTCACAGCTACGCTGATATAGAATACAAGATAGTTTACCATCATTCACAAAGAATTGACTAAAACAGTGACATGGTGGTAGAGCCATTTGGTCTAGTTCACCAACGTTCCACGCAGTCATAATATGACGACGAGAATCAGGATTATTCTTTAATCCATTAATCAGTACTTGAAGCTGGTCAGTACTGCGACGCATAATAACACCACTGAATTGAGTAGCTTCAAGCACTTCATAGCCTTTAGCTTTCAATGCATTAATTTCATCAATATTTTGTGCGAATTTATAATCTACCCAATTACGCCATTGTTTACCATATACTGGACCAAGATTACCATCTGTATATCCTAGAGAAATACCTTGATTTAGGTAGTTGTCTGTCCAGATAGTTTTCTTAGATTCATCACGTGTACCGTATAGAATTTCAGCGAGGCGACGTTCATCATGTGAACCTTCTACGAACCAAATAAGTTCAGAGGCCATTGCTTTCCATGCTAGACGTTTAGTTGTCGGGGCAGGGAAATACTCAGAAAGGTCAAAACGCATTGTTTCACCCATGAGTTTAATCGTACCTACACCAGTTCGATCAGTACTGAGAGTACCGAATTCAAGAACTTTCTTGTATAGATCGTGTAATTGTTGCATTCTCTTTCCTTAGAGCGTAATTCTCTTCTTTCAATTGCCTAATGGTACATTGTAAGCTAAGAATCATGTTTTCCATGTTATATTGTAATTCAGTCAATTGATTATCGAATCGTTCTTGTTCATCTTCAACAGCAGTTCGAAGTTCCCGTTTCATTTCTAGTTCATGCTCAGTATGTAATTCTTCAATACCTTCAGCATGGTCTTTTTCCATTTGTTCGATAATCTTGTCGTACATTTCAGTAGTACTTTCAGTACCAGCTTCAACACCTTCTTCATATCCAACATCGTAACCAACATCATATTGATCGGGAATTTCTACTATATCTGTCATTAGATAAACTTCGCTTCGAATGCTCGTAAGTCTTCTTCTGTGGCACGACGAGTACCAATACCTGTCCAACGACCATGTGGGGCAGGAACAGAATCAACTTGAATGAATTGTTTTGTTTCGTTACAGTACTTATATGTTAACTTATCCATAATATCGAAATGATATATTTCTTTATCATCATCATTTAAATCTAAGTACATTTGTACAGCCCATGCTGTTCCACCGTCTAATTGAGTAGGAGATACTAATTGACCAATGGTATATACACGTTCAGTACAGTAAATTTGATAGCTATTTCGAGCTAATAGGTTATAAACATATCCCCAACGAGGAACACTACGCCCTAAAGCTTTATTTGCTAGTTTGAGTTGAACACCTACTTCATTACAAGTAAGCATTTCAAAAGGGAGTTCTAGTACTGTCTCAGGTTTGACATGTGCTTTATGACCTTTAAATGAAAAATGGACTTCTTCATGTCCATTTTCTTCAGCCCACAAACCAAAAAGGCGGTCAGCTCCCGCCGCACCGCCACTAAAACATACGTTTTCGAACTCTAACAACATCTCTTGGAGATCATTGCGATTCATCTTCTTTATCTTCCAGTTTAGATAATAATTCTTTTATACTATCATCTTCTAAAGAGAAACTTGTTTCAAGAGCCGCTAGAATAACGGCTGCTGATTTAATCAGAGATTGACGGAATTCGTCAAACGAAACATGTTTATCAGGTCTAGAAGCACTTTCAAATAAGTAATACCCAGCTAAACCTGTCCAATCATTTTTCGTTTTAAGATGATCTGCTAAAGTATTTGGGTTGCTCATTTGTTTCAAGCGTTCTTCAATAACTAACTGAAGAATTTCTTCCCTACTAACTTTTGACATTATTCACCTTTACGTTCTTTCAATGCTTTTTTGACAAGTTCTACTGCTTTAGCTTGTGAGATACCTTCTGGTAGTTCAAGATACAGTGAAGTAGGTTCTTGACTGTCGGCTTCAACTACTGAATCAGATGGTAGTACTACTGCTTGTGCTTGTGGACGTAGACTTGGGTCTAGGTTATAAGCACGTTCGCGGTTTTCACGAGCTAGAGTTTCATACTTAGCTGCTTCTTCAAGCAGACGAGAAACGATAGTACCTTGTTCTGGATACTGAGTCTGCGATTGTTGTTGTTCGTAAGGGTTGAATGCCTTAACAGTACCGTCTTGTACAACAGCACTTTGGTTAATTTCTTCATTCAATACGTTTAGAGGAATCTTATTAGTTCCACCAACATGCATATCAATATCTAATGTACTTTGTTTACGGATATAGCCCATACGGTGAAGTACGGAAAGCATGTTTCCACCTTCTAGGGTTCCGATTTTATCCATTACATCCCATAGTTCAATAGAACTCTGACCACGACCGAGAACAAGCTCAGCGACGCGATTAGAATAAACTTCAGGTAGAGAGTCACGATAGACTACTAGGCAATGGGATTGATCATTTTCCAGTTGACGCCATACTACGAAAACACGAGATCCAGTACTACGGACTACACCACAATGACGTACAATACTCATATTATTCTCCTTCTACGTCAGAAGCTGTTTGTTCTGCTTGAGCAGCACGAGCTTCTTGATCTGCTAGAATAGCAGCGGAGAAATCCTGGAAACGTGAAACGATTGGTGCAACTTCGGATAGTTCTTTAACATTAAAGATACCACGCTCAATTGCTGCTTCCATGATTTTTGTAGCATTGATAATATCAATGAATTCTAGTTGTGGTCCAACTACGGTTTCTTCTTGAATTTGATTGCTCATTATATACACTCCATGTATTTTTGAATTATCTATATTATACCACAAAAGTGTGGTACGTTCCAAATATTTGTAAGATCGCCATCCTTGACGACCTTCTATTTAGTATTATGCTGTTTGTTGTTCAAGTTCGTAATGAACCGTGACACCAAATGGAGCATCTACTTTAGGGTTTGAATGGATTACAAACAACGTATCACAGTAGTTTGGATCACCCCATGAACCCCAAGGCTCACCATCCGTAAACATTACTAATTGTTTTGGACAGTATTCATCGGCTTTCATGAAATCCCACACAGCAGTAAACAATGTACCGCCGCCGCCACGCACAGGATATTCAAGAATTTGTTGTTCCTGTCCAGTACGGTAATCATGTACTTCATAGATACTAGTATCAAATGTCAGTACGCGAATTTTGAATTGTGAGAATTGTTTGGTCATACCATAAACTTCTGATAAGAAGTCTTGTAACCATTCAGAACGGATACTTCCAGATGCATCAAGTGCGATACAAATGTCAATATCTTCATCAGGTTTCATTCCAGGATAGATAGGCATCCCATAACCAATACCATTAGACCATGAACGGCGGTTAGGCATCATATAAGTTACGTCATTCTTAATCAAAGAACGTAAAGTTCGGTTAAGTTTAGTACGCCAATCAATCTTAGGTTCTTTAAAGTCCTGAACCATAGCACGAATTTCTGGTGGAGCACCTTGTGCCATTGCTGCGTTGATCATTGCATCTTTGAATGATTCCATGAATCCTTCCAATTCCTCTTGTGAGAAACCAGGAAGATCATCAAATTCCATTCCTTCACCATCACTATTTTCACCATCGTCATCATTATCTGATGGAGAACCTTCTTGTGGAATATCGTGTTGGTCTAAAGTACCACCACCAGTTCCTTTACCACCATTACCTGATTCTTCCTGTTCCTTACGTTCCATAAGGATGTTATAGATTTCTTCTGCTGGCATCTTATCGAAGTCAGGAGAGAATAACCAGGATTTGCGAATTTCACCAAGTGCTTTATCACGTGCGATAATTTGGTTAATTGCGAAATCAGCAGCTTTGTTCCACATCTTAGCATCACGTGTACCTTTACGCAAGAAGTGGTTATATGCACAGTGAAGAATTTCATGACACACTGCTGCGATTAAGTTCTGTTGAGTTAATCCGTTAAGAGCATCATTAATTTGTTCAGTAGTGAGGTCATCAATACTTTCACGAAGCATATCTTCATATTCTTGGCGACGTGATGGGTCTTCAATACCCATAATGAATTCGACATTGTAGTACAGATGTTTACCATCTACTGCCAATGTACGACACCAAGTATTATTAGCTACAGGTTCCAACTGAGCAGCCAGTACTCCAAAGAATGGACAAGCCATAATCATAGTTGTACGTGCCACAATAAGTCTGTCAAAACAATCTTGTGCTAATTCATCCGATACTTTGTACGGGATACGTTTTTTCTTTGTCATAAAATCCTCAAATAACAAAAGGGGCATAAGCCCCTTTGTTTTATTACTTCAGTGTACGTGCTTTACGCAGCAGTGGACCATATTTCGTTACGAATGGTTTGAAGGCTGGAACTTCTTTATACGTAATGTTTACGTCAGCATCAGTAATAGCACGAATCGCGTGTACGATAAGTTCTTTTTGAGTTTCAGAGAATTGAGATTCTAAGAATGTCACAAAACTAGTACAGTACAAGCACCAATCATCAAGTGATAATTCACCTTTCTGTTTAACTTCGAAGAATTCAATGATTTTCTGAGTAAGACTCAAAGTAATGAAGTAGTTCTTCGAAATTTCTTTCTTGTGATCACCAAAATCAGTTACTACGCCTGTCAGAATATCCATTACATCTGGCAGATCAGCCATGTTTTTGATGTAAGTAATATATTCAATACCAGCAGTACTACCAACACGACCAGCAACCATTGCTTTGTATACTGGATCAGAAATGCCATGAGAACTACGGACGTTTTGAATGTCAGAAACACGAGTCCATGAACGCGGGGATGAACCACCACTATGACTTGTATCTTTCGGACTTAGTGTGTTGAACCATTTAGCACCAGTCTGGTGAATAAATGCGATAGTACCTGGATTCAGACGTTTTGGAATTGCGAAGTTATTCAGCCAATCAGTATAGTCTGGAATCATTTCTACGTGAGTCATACGGTCACGCAGTGGAGTTGCCAGTGAGAAGGTTACACCACCATCAGTTTCACGGTTCCCTGCTGCCAGAATCAAGCAACTATCAGGAAGAATCAGTTCACCAACACGGCGATCAAGAATCAACTGATAAGATGCTGCCTGAACAATTGGCATAGCGGAGTTGATTTCATCAAAGATGATAACACCCTGCCAATCACGAGGAAGTTGAAGGATTTTCGGAGCAGCCCATACAACACCAGTTTCTTCAGTGTATCCTGGGTTATCAGCCAGTTCATGTTCCAGTACTACTTTACCATCACGGCTCAGGAAGTACTTAACAGGAATTGGAATACCACGAAGGTCAGAAGGTTCAACCTGAGACAGACGGAAGTCAATAAAGTTCTCGTCCTGGTCAAGCAGTGAATTGTTGAATGCATGGTAATCAGCCATTGTTACCATTTCATCATCTGGATCTTCGGCACGTTGTAGCATATATGCTAAACGGTTAAGGTTATTTTTACGCAATGGATATATTTCATTTGCGTATTGAAGGGCAATTGCGGATTTACCAATGCCTGGTGAACCCCAAATCATCAAACTATCACGGCACAAATCTGCGACCATCATAGCTTCCATAATTTGAGAAGGTTTTAAATCATATTTTAGGGCGTTTTCAGTTACTACAGCGTTGCTCATACTCGTTTCTTCTACCATTTGTTGTGTTAAACTACTTAACCAAATCCGTTTGGCAAAAAAGAAAGCACTGAGTTGCGTCAGTGCTTTCTTGCTTCCATTGTTATCTTAACAATTCCATTATACCACAAATTTACTTTCCGTTTCACAAAAATGCGGCAAACAACTTAGAAAAATCATCTCTACAAAATGTGAGTTGTGCTATCACTAAGTCGTCTGATAAGTACAAAGTGTCTCCGACTATATAGTACGGAGTGGTGCAAATACGGTCTAAAGATGTGTAAACGTTCGAATTACGATCCTGCTTCTTAAGCGGAATAGCCAGGAACTCATATAAGGAATTATCTTCGCAAATCTGAAATCCTAACTTACTCAACCGCAAGCCACCACCAGTTCTGTAATTATCAAAAATGGATAACAGTATCATTCTATCATTGAGTTCAGAATCAAATTCATAAACTTCTTTAATAGCATGTAATACACCATATTGAATTTCAGTACTGTTGGTTCTTGGGACCATGATTAGATTCCCACAAAACCTTTCTTCTCAGGATATGAAGAACCTTGTGGATTCTCATAATTCTGAGTGCCGTTAGCGTCGAAAGATGGTCCCATACCTTCAGCACCATGATCTTCTTCAAGATCGTCTGAACCAACATCTGATTCAAAATCATCAGAGTATTCACCATCTTCTGATACATCTTCATCAGAACCAGTTAGTTCTTTTAGAGAATCAGCGATAGTTTGTAGGTCAGATGTTAGTGATGCTAAATCTTCGATTGACCCATCAGCTACTTTGCTTGATAAGTCACGTAGGGAACCTACGATTTCTTTTAATAGTTCTGGAGCAGATAGCTCAGATTCTTGTTCAAACGATTCTTCGTCTGCTTCATAAATGTCATCAATTGATTCCATTAAATTTTTCATGCTACTCATTATAGACCATCCATAAATTTCTTATACTTGTTATTAATTGATTCGAAAATGTCCTCAACGGATTCATCATCATCTTCACTTTCATGTACAAGTGGATTGTCACCTAATGCTGTTCCAGGTTGTTTGCCTTTATAAGCATGTCGAGAATGTTGAATACCTGAGTCATCATAGAATTCAGGATTTGGTTCAGTGGTAGCATCTTCTTGCATAGTTCTACGCCAGTAGAAAGCATTACCTTTAGGAACAACGATAAAGTTGTCACCTTCGAAACCGTTAGTTTGACGTTGACCATCAATTACACATTCATGTTCTGAACGGAATGGACCGAATTCTTTTTGAGAGTCGGTAGCAATTGAATCTTCGTCTAGTGATAGATCTGGTAGCAGACTTTCAGAAACAGAATCGTCAGCATCTTCTTCGGCATCATCGCCGCTATCTGCGTCAACATCATCTGATTCATCGTCATCAACACTTTCGTGGATACCTGCGAGGGAGGTCATACGACCCATATCAAAATCATCATCACCCATATCAGGTGAACCCATTTCTGGTTCGTCTAATCCTAGACCTGGTTCTTCTGGAGCATCCATAGAGTCTACACCATCAGCCACACCGCCGTCAAGAGAATCGTCGCCAAAATCTGTCACTGAGCCAGCTAAATCACTGACCGCTGAGCCTAAAGCATTATCTCCAGCACCTGACATATCATCAGCACTTGGAGCCATATCTGGACTCATAATAGGTTGAGTTTCGGAATCACCGCCCATACTATCGAAATTTAATGGAGCGATAGCAGGAACAGAAGTCATTCCACCTAATTGAGAGGAACCACGTTCCGCTTGCCCTGCCAGAGCAAGCATACGAGATAGTGTATCAAGATCGCTAGATTCTAAACCTTGAACATCTATACGAACTGATGCCTCATTAATTTGTTTTTTCATAAGAACTAATTCCTTTTATAATTAATCTTCAGTATTTAATGATTTTAGAATCTCTGCTGCTTCCTTTTGCTGTCCAGCAAGTAGAATATCAGCAGCTAATAGTGATAAATCATCACCACGGCTTAGAAGTACTACAATCTTACGAGCTAATGGATTAGATTTAATCTCGTTAGCAAGTCCTTGTAGTGGGTCATTACCTTGTGGAGCACCTTCTGAACCTTGATTAGCACCTTGTTCTGGTTCACCTTGTGGCGTACCGGAATCCGTACTTCCAGTATCAGTACCGGAATCTTGCGGTTGACCTTGCGGTTGACCTTCAGAAGAACCTTGTTCACCAGATTGTTGCTGGGATAGGTTTGCTAGTACTTTTTGTGCTGTATCTGGTGGAAGAAGTTTTCCATTATCAGAAATAAAGCGATTACCACCAACATAACGATAAGTAATACCTTTCTTAGATTTGAATTCTTGACCAATTTTGATTGGTGATGAAGAATTAAACTTAGCGATTTCACCTTGAGCAGCACGTTCTAACATAGGTACTGAGGAACTATTAATAGGTTGCTTAGTAGCTGAGTTGAACCATTGTCCATTTTTCTTGAAATAGCTATTACCTTTTTTGGACTTATAAACATATCCATTAGGCACTTCACCTGAAGATGATTCAGTACTTCCAGAATCTTGTGCTGGAGCATCAGGAGCACCTTGTGAATCAGGAGTTGCTTCTGGAGCAGTATCTTGACCTTGTGGTTCACCTTCTGCGGCTGGTTCACCTTGACCGGAACCTTTAGCAGATTTATCTTCTTTAGCTTTCTTTTCCATTCTATCGGTAAATTCACTATTTGTTCTACGACCTTCATCAGTTACAAAAGCATCACCAATATAAGTTAGCGTTTTACCATTGTGTTCAATCTGAGTACCAATTGGCATAGCTGCTTTTGGATCATTATTGTGTTGATGAATAATATCTAGAGCATCATTTGTGATTTCTGTATTTAAACGTGGATTATGAACTGCTTGTTGGTGTTCACTATCCTTATTAATCCACCAGCCATCTTTGTAGTAATATCTATCGTTATTTCTACCATAAGAAGTTTGGAAATAGTTTGGAATCTGATCATTTTTTTGACCAGGTTTATGTTGTTCTTCGTCAGCTTCCACTAAACGATGAACACGAGTATTCATGCTTTCTGAAAGTAGATTTCCCTGTAAAGAGAAATTGTTACGACCAACATAGGTGTATTCGGATTCGTTTATAACATAGCTCTTGCCAATTTGCAAGGAACTTTTTTCGTTATGTTCTGCGATTTGACGCATCGCCGATTGATTCATTTTGAATGTATGAGCATTTTCTACAATCTTCATGGAATCACAATTGACCCATGAACCTTCGAGGTACATATATTCAGTACCTCTGTTGGATGTATACACATAATTATTTGGAATCGAATTGTTACTCTGTAGAGATTTAAACATATTCTTCTCCTATTAAGAAATTAGTCTTAGTAGCTTAGCTCGATCAGCAGGAGATAGTGAAGAAAGACGATCATTAATACCTGATCCTGCATTTCCACCTTGTCCTTGACTTGGTTGTGGATTGTTTTGACCTTGTGACTGACCATTTTGTGGTTGTCCTTGTTGGTCATTTCCGCCTTGTGCTGGTTGTTGATCTTGAGCATCATTGCCGTAGTCAGTATTTAGCTTCTGAACTGCTTTCATTAATGCCGCACCAACATCTTTAGGAACGAATGAACGACGCTCATTGTCACCTAAGAAAGAGGTATCAAGTTTGTTACCTTTGAAAAATGCTGCTACATCTGCGTATGGTACTGATTGTGGATGTGACCCGTACTTACGTCCAACATAACGTTTGAAGTCACTCCATAGTTGGTTTGCCATCTGTCCAGTTTCTTGAGCACCTTGCTCAACTTGTCCTGAACCGAACATACCTTTTACTTTGCCTTTCGCCGAGTCAATCGCTGATTGTGTACGACTATAAGGACGTTCATTTAATGGTTCTGGTTGACCATCAAACATTTCTTCTAAAAGACTCATAATTACCCCTTCTTACCGAAGCCAGCAGACATATATTCTGCGTATGATTTTTTCTTAGTACTGTCAATTGCATCTTTAACGGCTTTATCAGCACGACCTTGACCACCAAGTTCTTCAGCATTAACTTTTGGAACTTCTTTATATTCAGGGTCTAAAAGACGTGGTTCGTATTCATCAAATGTAATATCATCTTCGAAATCAGCAAGTTCTTCCTGATATGGTTCTAGATTATTACGAACATGAATTAGTGCTTCTGACCAACTCAATAGGTTTCCAATTTCGAATAGTAAGATTTGAGGTTGTACACCACGCTTACATTTAAAATCGAACATCCAAATTTCACCACAATCTAGATTATAAAAATCAGTAGGGCGATCTTGGAAGATTGTTTTCTTCATTGGACCAACTTCAAAAGCATCATAACGGTCAGTAAGTCGAGTAACAACTTTATGCAATTCTTCGGAGCTTGGCTCACACGCAAATTTTACACGGTATGAATATTCTGGAGTAAGATCTGTTAAAATTTTTTGTAATTTATTCATGTTAACTCCGAGTCACAGTATTTTATTTTATTTATTCTTATTCATAGCAGCAAGCATCTCATTTCGAGACTTTACAGCTACTACCTTCTCACCTTCAATAGCATTAGGATCAGAGTTGTCACTAATTGCCTGTTTAGGTTTCTGATTAAGTTCAATTTCCATCTTATCTTTTTTGATCTGCATGTCAATTAACTTAATATCGGAGTCGATAACTTTAGCATGAGCATCTAAAGCAATCTTGAGCATAGCATTCGCAGCATTAATCATTTCTGCCGCAAATCTATCTTCGCAATTAAAAGCACGGTCGAAAATATCTTCAAACTTATCTTCAGCCATTTTAGCTAATCTGTCTAAATGAGATTTACGATGTGTAATATCTGGAATATCCTTTAGTTGCTCACGATATTCTTTAAGTTGACTCATTGAACGACGAGCATTTTCTACTTCTGGACGACCCGCAAGTTCAGTACTTTCGTCGTCATCTTCATCATCGTAGAAATCATCTTCATTGTAATCATCGCCTAGTAGCTTTTTCAATTCTTCAGAACTTGGTAGTCCTAATGCTTCTTCTACACCACGTTTAGCTTTCATATTAATTCTTCCTATATAGCGATTTCTCGGTTATAATTTTGAACTCAATCCCGTTCTTTTGACATAACGCCATTGCCGCAGCCCATTTAGCTTGATTGACAAGTACTGTTATTTTGTCTTTACGAGATTTAGCCATTTGCATATAACATTGTTTCTCAGGTTTAATCTCAAGTAACTGGAAATGTTCTTTACCAGTTTTGAGATCAATGAATTTAACTAAGAAATCAGGCCAATAATTCTTGTTTTTCCCATCCACTGGACAGGTATACTGTATAGGGAATGGTTCAACTGACCACTCTATTACAGCAGGGTTTAAATCCAGGGCAATCATCACATCTTTTTCCCATGAACTTCTGTAGATAGGAGGGTTTGTTGATTTGTATTTCTTGATATTCTTAATACCATATACGCCCTGGGCTTGTTTTGTATTTTTTATCTTAGCTGGATTAAACTGTTGTCTCATTAAAAATCTCCTAATATGTTACCTAAGCCGAATGATTCATTTGCTGAACTGATAATACTACCTAACCCAAGGGCGTTAGCACCACGAGTTACAGCACTACCAATATTACGGATAGTATCAGGACTAATGTTACCATTTAGAATATCACGAACTGAAGTAACAATATCATAACCAGCAGTACCAGCACGAATAATCTTACCAACAGTCGTGATACCAACAGTTTTGTCATCCATTTGACCAAAGTACTTATAGAAACCAGATTTACCCAATCCAGTTGTATCAGTAATTAATGGACCGATATTAACAGTCGGAACACTAATTGCGTTATAACCATCTGGTCCTAAATGACCAATACCTTCATAACGCAAGTTCAAAGTTAGAACACTTGGTTCACCTGAACTTTCCATAGATTTAGTTTCTAAGGTAACATCTTCAACGAAGACGTTAAACATGTTATGACAAGTATAAGTATCATTGTCAATTTCATAAATGTTGATTTGTTTGAAAAAGTACTGTCTATCGGAGTTACCATTGTTCATTACAGAACGACCCCAATTTGATCCCATTGCTTCAAATTCAATAGGTGAACTCAAAACATCATTACGGAATGAAGCAGCACTTTTCACGAAAAAGTCACCATAATAGTATTTACGATACGCATCTAGTAGCAGAAATGCTGCCCCGTCAGAAGTATCATAGAACACCATAGATACAGGTTTATAATCCATTTTACCAGGTTGTAAACGAGTACGGTTGTACTGATTTAAGTTATCAATGGTAAAAGTAGTACTAGGTAACGTTACATCACGTACAAAACATGAAACGTTTTTAACGTCAAAACCAGTATGTGTATCTGGTAATTGTGTTTCGATGAAGTTCTTAGCAAAAGAGCTAATAACGAACTCCACGATAAAGCTGTATTTTAGCTTTGGTAGTGTATAACTACTGAATCCACCTTCTCCTGCTGAACTGAATACACGCTGAGCAGCATTATATTGTTCTAGTGGTGGGTTTTTAACAATAGTTGCTGAGCTTACTACGCTCCCAACAACATCAGTAGCGGTAGTAATTAATGAATCTAGAAAATTACTCATTTAGTACTCCTTTAAATTTGTGTGCTACCAAAGATTCTATCAATAATATCCAAAGTACTGTTAACATCATCTGGAAGAAGTGAAGTGATTTTGTCAGAATACATTTCTTCGATCATATCGTATTGTACACAGTTGTCTGGTTTAATAGTTAACTTAATAGTAATAAATTGAGAAGAACCATAATCTAATGAATCCCACTCAAGGTCAGTAATAATGCATCCGTACAGAACCCAACGGTCTAAAGTACTCATAGCATTATAGCCATTTCCACCAACAAAATCGTCGATAGCATTAACTAGACCTGCGTTATTAGTAATTGCTGTTGCTGCGTCTACTGCGGTATCACGTAAAAGGTTATTCACGGAATCTTCAGGGTTCGCACCACCAGTTGTTTCAATCATCATACGGAATTTATATCCAGCGGTTGGCTGTTCTGATTTCGCAGAAATACGACGTTGAAAATCGAGTTGTTTCTGTAATTGACGAATAATAGACTTAGCTACTTTATTGTCAACTGCATCACGAATTGTAAGAGTAATAGGTTTCCAATCCCAACGACCTACATATGAGGTATTAGTACCGAATAGTTTAATTTGATGCGTTTCAAAAGAAATGCTTGGACGATCCACGCTATTAACTTCTAAAGCTACATAGTCTTTTTCGTTAACATCAGTACCGAAGTTGTATACAACTACACGGAATTTATGCTTAACTTTAGGTTGACTCATAGATCGGTTTGCACCACTTGGTAGAGGAACACCATACTTATCCATCATTGTTGCCATTTATATTTTCCCCTATTTAATATGGAATGTATATTATATTTAGCAATAAAAAAGCCCTGAACAAGTCCAGGGCATAAGTATTATTGTCCTTCGTAGAAGTTAGAATCTGATAGTGTATCAGAACTAATTGAAGTTTGACCGTTAGTAATAGATACTGCGTTTTCAGGAGTACCAGTACCAGCGACTTCATCACCAAGAGCTTGACCTTCTGGTCCAACTAGTACACATCCATCAGGTTGTACAGTCATGGTAATTACTTGAGCTTCTGAACTTGAATAATCCCAATCACCGAAGTTAGAATCGGTAATGAAACATCCTTGACAGATCCAAGTATGTAGTGTGCCTTCATAAAGGTTTGTTAGGTTGTCTGAGTTAGAACCATCTAGTGCTTGAATCCACATTTCGAACTTATACTGAGAAGCAGTAGTACGAGACTCTTGAGAGTAGTAGTTAAATTCTTTACGCATTTGGTTCCAAAGAGCTTTTAGAGAAAGGTTTCCTACTGAGTCGCGGAAAGCAACTTCAATAGTGTTCCAGGAATATTTCCCTTTAAAGTTCGCAGAACTGTTGTAACTATGAACTTTGATTGGTTCATGTTCAACGTGTGGAGTACCAACAGTGTTAGTATCCAAAGTAATATAGGTTCCGTCCTCAGTATTACCGAATCCGAAGAATACTACACGGAAACGATATTTAGGCTTCGGTTGTTTCATTGGAGCACGAGAGCCACCAGTGATAGGAACGCCATATTTATCCAGTAAATTTGCCATTATTAATCTCCCAATAATTTAAGGAATAATCTTTAATGTATTTATAAACTTTATGGATCTATTGAGTACTACAAAAAGAAAAGGGAGCCAATGGCTCCCTTTTTTGTTTAATTAAGATGTTAAACTGTTTTCCAAACGGATTGGAATATAGATGAAGTTGATTGAACGAGTCGGAACAAGTGCAATATCCATCCACAATTCATTCGCATTGATACGAGCGGTTGTGTTGTTTGATTCGTCACACACTACTAGGAAGTCGTATAGACCGTTTAGTTGAACAATCTCAGCTAGGAAACTGTTAACTACAGAAGTAAACTCTTGACGAGTACTTGCGGTGTTCAAACGGAATAGGAACGGTTCAGCTAGTACTGATAGTTGTGTACGAATATACACTACTAGACGAGCAACGTTTACACGGCTTAGAGCAGATGTATCATCAGCAGCTAGAGTTTTATCTCCGTATACTAGTAATCCACGGTTCGGACGCATCGCGATTGGGTTAATCTTGTTAACATACATTGTATCACGTTGGCCTTGGTTGTATACTACTGGAGCATATTCACCTTCGTCATTGATATAACCAATGCTTGCTGCGTTACTTACAACACCACGTGAAGTACCTGCTGGTGGATACCATACATAACTTACGCTATCGCTATAAGCATAGGTACGCATCGCAATAGTACTGCCAGGTACTGCTACTTCAGATCCGTCAACGTTAGTTCCAAGACCCCAGCCCATATACTGAGCAGCGTAAGAGTAAGCAGTTACACGACCAACATCACCGTTAGATGCTGCGTTGTTAGCGTTTGTAGCCCAAGCTTGAACGTCAGTAGCAGTTGGAGCTAGACGTGCTGGAACATCGGTAACAATGAAAGCAGTTTCTTTACGGTCAGTGTTTAGAGTTACTAGTTCATCTAGAAGTTCTACATAACCAGGAACACACATTAGGTTGAACTGAATACTTTCAGCACGAATGTCTTCGTTGGAAACAACAACAGATGCTAGAGCTTCTACAATGATATTACGTTGAGCAGCACGACCAAATAGGCCAGCACCGTTTAGAGCAACACCACTAGCTACAGTCCAAACACCGTTAGTCATAACTTTTACAACACCTTCAGTAGTACCTAAGTCTACAGCAAGCATTCCATTCTGATACAATTCAGCAGCAGGAACATCACCAGTAGTGAAGTCATCGAAGATCATACCATTTAGAGTACTTTGGTCATTGTCATCTAGTTTAACCCAAGTTCCGCTAACATTACGATAGAATACATAACCGTCAACACCTTGTGATAGTGGTTGTACCCAAAAATCACGGTCTGCCGCTGGTTCGTCTAGTTGAACGTACATGTTAGTGTTAGGATCAATAGCATCCCATGTATTTGTACTAACGTTAGCAACATATAGACCCACAGTTAATGAATCAGAGTTACTGAAGTTGTACCAGTAAGTGCCATTTGCTGCTTGAGCAGTTGGAGTACTAGAAGAAACACGTAGGTTATTGATATTAACTTGAACATAGTTGCTTGAATCAACAGTTAATTTTGCCAAATCGTTTGTGTTAAAGATTTGTTGTCCAGTACTTGTAGTTTGGAAACTATAAC